ATTGATATCTGCTCCCCACGCTACTCCAGAAAGCATAGCTACAAATTGTAGGCTTATGGTATTCCCTGGAGGACAATTAAAAGTTCCTGTATATGTTTCGTTTAAATTTGAAAATGATTGGTTAAAACCAAGACTTAAACTTTCAAGAGTAATTCCAGATTGAAATTGATTTCCGGCAAATTCTGCTAATCGTAGCCGTACATTTTCTGCATTAGCCGCACCTCCATATCTTACACCATCAAATGAGATTTTTATTGTATATTCAATTGTCCTTGTTACACTTGTGTTATTGACAAAAATTGCACCGTCATCAAAATTGTTTCCATTTACTATTTGAATAGTACCTGTATCTAAGGTACTTCCAAAAGCCTCTTTTAAATCTGATTGACTCCAATAGGTTGGAACACTAAGAGCCGCTTGTAGAGCCACAATTGAAGTGTAATTTACATAGCCAGTAATATCCGCATAGTTCTTACCAGATGCAGTCAAGTAAAGAGGCATCCGGTGCATCCGGACATTCCGGAATGCCAATGCGTTTATGGTACTATCATTAAGATCTTTGGTTTTTGTTAGGTCAATCTCTACATCAGTTCTGGCCTTGAAGTCCTCCCTGAAATTATCATCAATAATCCCTACTGTAATCTCCCAAGAGTCAGTATCACAGACATTCTTTTCCTGATAGATTGCCAGATTGAGAAGGCCATCGAACTGGTATGAGGAGTTGCCATAGCCTACATCTGAGGTAATGGTTATGGCAATGGGTTGATTGATGAAGTACTGGTCATAGATCCTTTTTATGTATCTCGCTCCTTCCGCATAGAACCTGACCTCAGTACTGAATGGTTGATCTATGCCATGACTATCCATCCGAATGGCAGTGAACTCAATAGCATCCCAGCCGATTGGTTCTTCTACTTCATTCCCATCAAGAAAAAACTTCCAGTTCGCCATTAGTTATTGATGCCAAATCTATTGTTAAGAATCTTAGTGCTTCGCCTTGGTGTGCGGATAAACTTCTCAAAGCCTCGCTCATCCATGTTGAGCTGAGTAATGGGCAGGCCTTTGAGTATGCTTCCAAGCTCATCTAACTTGCCTACCACCGGAGAGCCAGAAATGCTGGTGGTTCTGTTGGCATAGTGGTTAGCCAGGAACACCTCCTGCCTGCTCAGGGAGTGGTTAGGAATTACTTGTGATCCTTTAGGCAAGTCCACCAGAGTAGCAGTTGGTGGAGTGAAGTAAACCTTGCCTGACTCGGTGACAACCTTCTCTACCCCTCGCTCACCGACTATTGCCTTACCTCCTTTGAATGCCTTTCCCTTAGTACCTTCTGCAAACTCAGGCACAGGTTGGGCTAATATGAAGCCAATCTGAGCAGCTTGAGTTGCTAGAGTCAAGGCAGCAAGTGGCAATGTAATCGGATTGCTTGACCATTTAGCAATTATTGATGCAGTTTCAAACACAACTCTAGCCACAGCAGCATTTCTTTCAGCCTGGAATTGCCTAGTCTTAATTTCTCTTTCCTTTTGATCTCTTCTATTATTGATTTCGGTAATCTTTTGCTCATTGCCATCAGCTAACCTTATTTCCTCGTTGTATCGCTTCTGTAATGCCGATAATTCATTGCTAAGGTTAGCCTGGTATAAGTTAAATGCTCCATCTACAAGTGTTTGGCCTAGTTCTATGGTTAGCTGCTTAATTGCTTGTTTTTCTTCTTCTGCTTTTTTTGCCGCTTCAACTTCATCTTGTAATCCCTTTTCATAAGCCTTCTGCCATTTCTTCATTTCGGCAAGTCGCTTTTCATAAAGGTCTTTATCTTCTTTTACAAGTTCAACATTAGCTTCTTTTCGAGCAATTAATAATCTATTTGCACCTTTTTCGAACTCCACAGCAGCTACATCACTCTGAAGCTCAGCATTTTTAATTTCTTCAGCAAGAAATAGTTGATTATATCTTTTTTGCAGTTTTTCTTTTTCCTTATAAAACTCCTTATCTGCTCCTAGTCTAGCTAATGGATCGCCATAAAGTTCACCCATTAAAATCCTTTGCTCTTTAAGTATTTCTAAAAGTTTTAGTTCAGCTTCATATCTTTTTTTAAGCTCTTTTTCATCAATTGGTGGAGGAGGTGGAGGAATAGTAACTATTACACCAGCAATCTTTTCATAAATCTTTTCCTGTTCTTGAAGAACAGAAATTTCTTTGGTTGCAGCTTGAAGTCTAAGATTATCTTTGGTCAATCTAGCATCTACTTGCTTTAATTGAGCATTATAAATTCTTTGATCAATTTCTCCAAGTAATGCTCTGGCAGCCGATTGCCTGCTTATAAATACACCTTGCTTAATGCTTATGTCAAGAATCTTTTGAGCTAGTTCAGACTCTACTCTTCTAGCTGCAATTTGATCAGCAGTAGCTTGTGCTGCCTTATTGCCTCCGGCTGCTCTTTCGAGTGAAACAGCAATACCAGCAGCCAAATCATATGCACCCTTCAGGAATGGATTAAGTTTGTTGCCAATTGCTAGAATCAGCTGGTCAATGGATGAGTTAAACTTGTTTTGGCTGGCGGCAAGAGTTGTAACCTGAGTGTTGCCCTTACCAAATGTATTTTCAAGCTCAGTGGCAAACTTAGGCAGGAAGTCAGCAGCAAGTACCTGACCTTTCTGAAGCATCTTGTTTAGCTCTCCAGTAGTCACTCCCATAGCCTTAGCAGCTATTCCAAATGCTCCTACAAGTCGCTCACCAAGCTGCCCTCTTAGTTCTTCAGCTTGTACATTACCTTTGGACATCATTTGTCCAAGTGCGAGGAATGCGCCTTTAGTATCTTCGGCAGACAATCCCATCACTTGTGCAGCCTTGGCAACTGCTGCGAATTGTCTGTTGGTCTCTTGACTGCTCTGCCCGGCTAGATTAGAGGCAGAGGCAAAGGTCTTATAGCCTTCAACTGCTCCTTTCAAATCAAGGCCTAGTTTTTGAGCTGTCTGCCTAACAAATTCAAAGTTCTTCTGTCCCATTTCGGCAGAGCCTGAGGCAAAGTCAATTGCCTTCCGCATCGCCTCAAACTTAATGGTAGTCTCAAGGACAGCCGATGCAAACTGCTTAATTTGACCGACAGCAAATAATCCACCAAGAACACCACCTACTTTCCCAGCTATACTGCCAAGTTCACCCATTGACTTGTTGGTGGATTGGCTCTCCTGGTTAAACTTTTTTAACTCAGCCAATGCCTGCTTTTCCTCTGCGGATAATTTATCAAAGGCATTAGCAGCTGCCTCCAGATTGGCTGTCTCTACAACATACCTAATCTTAATGTCATTAGTTGAAATCGTTGCCATGCCGTAAATATAACAATTAAAAAAGCCACCGAATATCAGTGGCTCTTTACTGTTTCACTAAACCAAAACACTAAACAATTATGTTCTCACATTAGTCCTCTTCTTTTGATCCGCAATATAGCTACTCACAATTAAATAGTACTCGTAGATTGGCCTTTCGACCAAGTATTTAACTCGCTCAAAATCTCCATTTGCAACTCTATACTGCTCATCAAATCGCTGTCTGTGCTGTCTGGTAATTGCAGTCCAATAATGTGCTTCAGGTTGTTTAGGTTTTGCAGAGTTTCTGCCTGCAAATAGTTCGGGAAATTCGTGCTGTACTCGGTCAAAGAGGGCAGATAGGCGTACTCCGGCAGATTCAAAAAAAAACCCTGAACATCATTATGCTCCATCCAATGGCTGAGCTTAGACTTGTTGTATGGGTATTGATAGTCCAGTGGATTCTCATGTTCGTCAAAGTAGACAACCGTTGCCAGCTTCATCTGCCTAACCAGGCTAACCGAAAGCTCCATCTGCTCCTTTAGCCGGGATGCGAGAATGCCTATCTCATAGAGCTTCTTATCATCCTTCTTCTTCTTGTCCAGCAGTAGATTGATTAGGCCATTGTTCCAGCCTTTTAGGTAGTCTGGGTTAATCTGCCAAAGCTCTTCGGTGAAGATGTCTCTGGCTGCCACTGCCCTCTGGAATGGCACATTGACCTCTGCTGTAAACTTGAAGTAATTGACTCCACCGGAGGTGAAGGCAAACTCAATCTGATCCCAGCGGTCTTTCGGAGCTACACCCCTGTAAAGTATTCTGTCACCTTGTTCTTGAGCAGCAGCTTCTTCTGCCACTTGTTGAACAGGAGCAGGAGCAGATGGTTTGCGCCTAAAAATATTGAACATAAGTAAAATGGATAGTGAAAAATAAGGCAAGAGATAATGAGGAACTGCCAAGCACCGGAGCAGAATGGGCATTCCCCTAAGGGCTTAGCCCAATAAGTCGGGAGCTTCTGAATCTGTGACAGATACCACTGCCCAACTGGATGATCCTCCAGCAGGTAGTCCAGAAACAATGAGAAGGATGCGCTGAGTGCAGCTATCAGCAACAACATCAGCAGGCTCGGCATCGTTAGGTAATTCGATAAGGCAACAGCCTCTGCGCTTGCCTCCACAACTTGCATCAATATCATAAATCGGGTTGTTCATTATTTATAGGATTAATAATTGCTATCACTGTCTCCTCATTGCTGATTGTCTGAATGAAGCTCAGGCAGATGCTGTCGTATTGCTCACCATCAACTGAGATGTAGGTCAATGGTTTATTTGGTAAGTCAGGGTCAGAAAAGCTGATGGTGTACTGTCCACCCCAAGGGTTGAAGAAGCCTTCAGGCAGTGCCTCTAAGTCAATCTCAACAAATCCATCACCTCCAATGCTGAGCAATTGCTGCCCTTGGACATTGACTCCTGGCTTAATGATGTTGACCAGAATGCCTCTGCCATAGTCACCAGGAGGAGTGAATAGATAAACCGCTGTTGGGCAGCTAGGCAAGGGCAGGCAGATTGGGTAGCATTTATTGCAGCATAGTGCCATACTTTTCCAGATTAAAGTTGCTAGTTATCTCGGCAAAGTTAGAGAAAATAAAATAGCGGAAGGCATCCAGAGCATGAGACTTGTCTGGGTTCTTGTTCTTCCAGGCATCAAGGCTGCCCTGCCTGTCCACCTTGGCTTCCTTTAGGTCTGTCACTAGCTCCTCACATCGCTTGCCACTTATCTGCACCTTGGCCTTCTGGAGTACCAGGATTGTCACCAGCCTGCTGGCTATGTGGCTAGGGTTAGACTTAGCCACCTGAAGCTGCATGTCATTTACCTGAAGGTAGTTCTTGATCAGGGCATAAGCTGAGATGTTGTCCTGAGTAAAGGCATTGCGGGAAGCACCGGAGGCATCACCGTTGATTATGTATGTCATACCAGGGAACTCCTGCCGGATGGTCTGGCAAAGGCTGGCAAGATCACCCACCCGATACACCTTGATGACATTGATAGTGGCATAGTAGATGCCTTCCTCAGAGTTTTTGATGTACTGGCTGACTACGCAAGTGTTGGTGACATTGAAGTCAAAGGATAGGTAAAGGTTATGCACCGGAGAGGCCTTGATGTAGCCGTCATATACATGTTTAGCGTATTCGAAGCTAGTGGCAAATAGGCTTTCCCTATCCCAGATGCCCCACTGACCAAGAGCATAGACTTCATAATAGGTTTGACTCACTGACTTCAGTGCTTCCATTCTGGTGACATATTCATCATCGAGGAAGTCAATGGCATCCTTGTAAGTGCCGTGCAGCCGGAGTACCTGGTTCTGCTCCTTGGCTGGTACATCATCAAAAAACCGCTTCTTAATCCAGTGTGAGTCTGAGACTGGGTTAAAGGTCAAGAAGAATCTTTTAGGATGCTCTGACTTACCCCTGAGTCGGAGAGTTATCTGGGTAAAGTCCTCCAGAGTAAGCTCAGTGGCCTCCTCAATCCAGATGTACTTTGCCTGGCTAAGTGACTTCAGCTTCTCAGGATCATCACAGCCAAGGAACACAATCTTGTTAGTGCCAGACTGAAGCTCCATGTAGCCTGTCTTAGCCTTGATGAGCTTGTCCAGACCCCATTGGCTAATCTTATTGCGGAAGTCAGCAAAGACTGAGTTCCTGATGGTGGCAGCTACCTTGCGGATGACAAAGAAAGTCTGGAATTGGTTGGCCTTGTTGTCGCATATCTCAGCCAGAAACAGCTGAATCATGGTCTGGCTTTTTCCGCTTCCTGCTCCACCCCAGAGAATGTTGTAAGTCTTTGGATCGGTGACTGCATCAAGGTACTTCTCCTGCCATAAGTCAGGACTTGAGAGATCAACCTTCGGCATCAGCCTCCTGCTCTGCTCCCTTCTTATTAGGCCTTGGCTTAATCACCTCCACCACTTGCAAATTCACTTGCTCCTGGTTCATCAGGCCTAAATCTCTGGCTATGATGTTGTGGTTGAATAGGCCACTGGCAGCCCCTTCCAGCTTGCTTGTATAGATGGCCTGCTCTATGCGTGTAAAGACTTGAGCGAAATCTTTTGATTTGCCTTTATAAACTGCTAGGGTAGCCCATGAAGCGAAGCCACAGGCCAGCGCAAAGCCTTCCTTTGTCAATAGCCTTTTCTTTGGCAATCTGACCTCTGTTGCATCCTTGCCTCTGAAATCAACTTCAATCAATGGGTTCTCTTCTGCCCACTGAACATACTGTTCAAAGTTTTCAAGAATTTCATCCGGAGTTTTGAATCTGCCATCTAGCCCATGCTTCAATCGAAGCATCCAACATTGGTTTCCTTTAGGTGCTGCCATAATTTTAGTACCGGGCTTCTGCCCCTTGTTTTGTGGTTATTTTAGAAATTGATAAAAATCATTTTTTGGAGTTATCTGATAAACCCAGCAGCCATATTTTGAAAGTATGTTATTGCCAAAGAACTCATCAACTGCTTTTTTAACTCCTTCCCATTCTGGATAGTCATGACCTGCAATTACTCCTCCTAGCTTGACTTTGGGAAACCAAGCCTTAATATCGGCAATGACATTGTCATAGTCATGAGAGGCATCGATAAAGCAGAAGTCAAGTGATGAATCTGGCACAAGTTTAGCAGCTTCTAGGCTGGTGGATCTAACCGGAGTGATTATGTCATTAAGCGGCTCAATGTTTTTCAGAAATTCTGCATAAAGAGTTTTGTCCTTGATGGCATCAATGTCTTTGGTAAACTCACAGCCTGCCCAAGTATCAACACAAGTGAAAAAATGTTTCTTACCGCTGTTAATTATTTCAACTCCCATGTAAACAGATGACCTTCCTTTCCAGCTACCTATTTCGTAAAAGTTACTTCTAGGCCGGAAGTATTCAACTGCTGCTGAATATAGCTTAGGGTAGCTAAACCAATTCTCACCAATATTATGGTAATAGTGCTTCATTACTACATTTTCTTCTTCGCTGCCTTCTTAGCCTTTTTAGCAACAGACAGCGCAATGGCTACTGCCTGCTTCTGAGGCTTGCCTGCTTTCATCTCTTTCTTGATGTTGGAGCTAACTGTCTTAGCTGAGTAACCTTTCTTGAGTGGCATTTCAAACTTGTTTCCGCAAAGATAGGTATTTCAGAATTGAGACATATATCTCTCTTTGGTTTTGCCAGCGACTCATGTGCCTTGTGTAACCACCTTTGTCAATCTTTGCATCTAGTTGCTTAATCTTGCGATTCAGGTATTCCATGCAGTCCTGATAGTTCGGAGGTAGTTCAATGTGTTCGTACATAAGGTCGTTTTGGTAAGTTACATTAGTCTGCCAGAGTTCTGGCATTTGGCTTAGATGGATGGCATTTATTTCAATCATGATAATCTTTTAGCTTCATAAGTGGGGCATCGAATCGCAAAGGTACTATTCCGGTGCTACCGGAGCGCATCTTAACCTGATCAATCAGGCAAAGGTCTTGGTTTGGCAACTCTGCGCTTCCTACTTTAGTTGTTGCTGTTGGCTCAAAATAATACTCAGGCCTAAGCATCATCCAGATAACATCTGCATCCTGCTCAACTGAACCTGATTCTCTAAGGTCACTCATCAGAGGCATCTTGTCACTGCGCTCATCCACTCTCCGGCTGAGCTGTGATAGTGCTACCACTGGAATCTGGAGTTCCTTGGCAAGTAGTTTCAGCCCTCTGCTTATTTCTCCGATTATGTTTACTCGGTTTGTCTCCTTAGGATTGACTGAATTAATTAGGCCGATGTAGTCCACAAATAGTACCTGCATCTTGTGCTTGTTCTTCCACATGGTTGCCTTGGTTCTTATTTTGCTCATGTTGAGATAGCCTTCATCGCTAATCTTGATTGGCCACTGCTTCATCCGATGAACAGCATCATTGATTGCATTCTTATCATATGGATTAAGATCGCCCTGCTTGATTTTAAAGGCAAAGACCTTGCTCTCCTGAGATGCCAATCGCTGCACCAGTTCGTGCTTGGTCATCTCAAGGCTGAACATCCCACAGCCTATGCCTTGGTTTGCTAGGTTTCGAATTATTGATACAGCAAGAGCAGTCTTGCCTTGTCCTGGTCTAGCTCCAATGATTGTGAGTTCACCATTTACCAGCCCTCCGCATAGTTTATCAAGTGCATGAATTCCGGTGCGATAGCCTGCAATGTCTCCAGGCTGACTATTTAGCCAGACCTTTGCCGACTCATCGAGCTGCTTCTGAAAGTCATCATCTGATCGTGTAATTGTAGAGACAAGTATGTTGTCAAACTTTGACTGATATTCGGAGAATAGATCAAAGATGTCACCAGCATCAGACTGCGACTTCTGGAGTAGCTCAATGCTGAAGGTGTATAGCTTGGCCTTGAGGAAGTGTTCAATAAGCAGATGGCTGTGGCTCTCGATGTGACCAGGTGACTTTAGGCAGGCATAGATATTGGCTATTGCTCTTGTTCCTCCGGCTTCTTTAATCAGTCCTGACTTCTTTATGGTGGAAACCACCGTTTCTAAATCAACAGGCTCTCCGGCATCTTGTAATGCCTGGATTGCCTTGGCTAGAATCTTATGTTGCTCATTTTGGAAGCAGTCAAGAGTGGGCAGGATGGATAAGGCTGTTAGCCTATCCTCTGGCGAAATCATCATTGCGGAAAGTACTTGCCTCTCCAGTTCTGAATTTTCGAATTGCATAGTTGTTTTGGTTAGGGCTTAAAGGTAAAGGATTCGTGCATACGGTGCGATTTTCTCTTTGGAATTTGCTCGGCCTGCGGCGGCGGAACTTCAATGGTTTGCTCCTTATTTTGGTTTTTAAGAATCCAATTGTTACGGACTGTGCTTTTCCAATTGATTAATTTTTTGCCAAACTTATTATGCCAGTCAAGTTCCTTGTAATAGAAGTAGCATTTTTCTGCCTGATCTCTTGAAGCTCCTTGCTCCAGAAAGTAGGCTTCTAGTTGCTCATAGGTTGGAGGCACAAATTGAGTAACTCTTTTCTTGCTCTTATTATCTGGTTTAGTATGTGGTTTAGTATCTGATATAGTATCTGTAATACATTTGCTGTTTTCGACTTCTCCATTTGCTGTTTTTGACAAATGGACTTGCTGATTTAGAAAAATGGATTCGTCATTAAAAGCATACCATAAAGTTCGCTCATAACGATTCTTATTATAATCTCCTTTGACCAAAACTTTCTGCTTTACCAAGGATTCCAAACACCTTCTTATCTGTCCATTATTCCAATATGGAAATATCTTTTTGAAGGCACTGACTGAATTATATGTCCATGTTCTGTCATGGTGAAAATGTGTACCATTGGCTTTATTCTTTTGAATCCAGAATTGAAAATTGCTAATCATGATGGATTCATTTACTCCATAATTTAAAGCATGCTCTATATCAAATGAATGTGTCATAATTATTTTACTATTTTATAAAGCCAATAATCTTTTGCACTTTTTTTCTTATGGCATGTCTTACATAAGAACTGCATATTGTCTTCTTCATTTTTACCCCCAGCAAATAGAGGTACTATATGATCTATTTCAATCTTTTCCTTTGATTTACAGACTAAACAACAGGTTTCTGAATTATAATATTTTTTTCTAAAATCTCTTGCATATAGGTTTCCTGTTTGCCTTAACCAATTTTTTGCTCCTTTTAAACAAGATGAATCAGAACCATATCCTATTTTTTTTAAATAATCTATAAAATCAGATAAAGCCCATGGATAATAATCTCTAAATGACTTCTTCATAAAAACAAAAACCCCATCCGGCTTTCCCTGTTGCGAACAGCCGGAACATAGGCTGACAGGTACTGACCGAATGGGGCTTTAATATTCTTCATGTGTTCCAATTAAACCGGGTTCGCAATCCGGGGCTTTCGCCAGCTGCAAATATAACTAACTTCTCACTGCCCAAAAAAATAAAACTGACATTCCTATACTAAAGATGCCCAGGACTATGGCAATGCTCATCCACCTATGATGGTGATACCTGGCTTCGCAGAATGCACTGTCCATCTTATTATGTTGACCTTTCCAGTATTCCAGGGCAGCTGATAGCTCCTTTATTTCTTCTCTGAGATCAGCAGATTGCTCCTTGTGGTAGTCTCTTGACCGTCTGTGATTGTCTGAGTGCCTCCGGCAGTCATCCAGTTTCTTTTGCAATTCAGTAAGTTCTTCCATGTTTTGATTTATTTTTTTGCAAATAAATTACAAAGGAATTGACACTGCCAAATTTTTAAATGAAAACCATCAAACTATTTTTAAACCACCAGAGGCTGGCTGCTTTGCGAAGCTGGTTGGTCAATGTGTCCTCTAGGTAATAACCTCTCTGCTGCATCTGTTGCATGATGTAGTCATTGCTCTGGCAATTGACATGCCCATCACCTACTTGATTAGGCACTGCCCAAGAGAGAATGATTATGCCATCATCAAAACAGTGCTTGACTATGTTGTCCAGGAATGCCTGCTCAAATTCTGCTGGTATGTGTTCTCCCACTTCCAGACTCATTACACAGCCAAACTGCTTTAGTAAGTTGAATGGCTGGCTCAAGTCCTTAACTGATCCGAAACCTCCTGTAAGCTGCTCAGTGTATGGATTGCCATCATAGGCTTCTACTACAAATCCGTACTTCCTGAAGAATCTGGCATAGTCTCCAGTGCCACATCCGAAATCAACCAAGGTGTCGCACTTCCTGCGCCTTAGTATCTTTAGAATAGCTCCTGCCAGCCTGCTATCATGGGCATGGCCTTCACTTGTTGGATTCTCCCAGAATCCCTTCTCATTTATGTTCATAGTAATAATCTATTATGCTAATTACTTCATCCAGTGACCAGGAGACCACTACCATCCAGTTGGCAGCAACTAATTTGTCAAAAATTGACAACTGATGCTCTGATGGTTTATTATAGCCTACCTTCAGCTCAATAGCCAGACCGGAATAGCCTTTCCACTGATCAAGGATGAGACAGTCTGGAATGCCAGCCTTAACTCCCATACCTTTGAGCTTGCTTGCTTCAATGGCATTTCTGCTGCCTCCATTTGGGCAATGAAACCAGAATGCTCCGATTGTGTCTAGGTACTTGGCAACTGCCTTCTGGAAGTTGTCCTCAGTGCCTACATACTTTTTAAAGTGTGGGTTAGGCTTTATGATCTCCGGCAACTCCATTTCAAATATTATTCCTGCCATAATAGTTTTGCAGTTAATTTTGCAAACCTAAACCAAAAGGATGGACTTACTTAAAATTTCTGATTTCTGCCGGAAGTATAAACTTCCACAGCACCGCTTTACTAGGTACAAGAGACTGTTCCACACTCAGAAAGTGGAAGGATACAAATATCCTTGGGTTAAAGTTGATGACTGGAATCTGGCTATGGTTGCTGACATACTTCAGCACTGCGGCACACGCAGGCACAAGCAGAGACTTAGCCTGGATGCGTTCTGCGTTAAGCATGGATTGACCACTGAACACTTCAAAAAGGTATGTCACCGGATGAACCTGGAGGATCATGAAGGTCAATTAATGGTAGTGGATACTAAGCACAATTATGCCCTTTTGAAGTATGGGAGGCTGATTCGAAAAAAAATATAAAAAAAATGTAAAATATTTTTGCAGATAATTTGCAGATATAAATTCTGTGCTTACCTTTGTCTCAACATTTACAAATAACAATTACAGACATGACAACAGCACAATTATCACAGCGCATTATTGCAGACAGAACTTCTTCCTATGGTCACTATAAAGTAACCATCCAGTTCAGAGGTAAAGAGTACAGCTGTATTAGCACAGACTCAATGGCCTATGACCGTTATAATGATGAGGATGCTAATGGCAGAAACATCTACACTCAGAAGGATGCTCTCAGGTCTTTATGGAATGAATGCAAGCGCAAAAACAACCTATTCTAATCCTCTAAGATTTAAAGACATGGCAACAGCACAGCAAGTATCAGTAAGCATCTATGGATTAGACATAGTTTGCACAATGACCGAAAGCAGAGAAGGTTATACCTTTAAAACTCCTAAAGGATTTGGTGGCAGACATTATGCAAGTTTCTGCAATGAGTTAGGTCAGGCCTTTGATCAGCAGCACCCAAATTTAGCTATCGAAATTCATAAGCGCATAAGAGGTGAATGGCCTGAGTCCTACCTTGACCAATATCATATCACTCAAAAAGCATTATTCGCATAATCATGACCGACAATCACCCTCAAATGCCCTTAAAGGATCAGGTTATCCTTTTCGCAAAACTCCTCGCAGTCTGGGCAATCTGCGCTATCGTTTACGCACTTTAATTTTTGTTTCACCATAATAATCTAAGCCAATGGCAATTATCGCTAAAAGCAATGGAGAAAGCACTCAGAGAGAGCTTATCCCTGCGGGAACTTATGTAGCCCGCTGTTATTCAGTTGTTCACCTTGGTCATGTAGTTCAAAAGTACATGGGTGAGGAGAAAGTAGTAGACCTGGTCAGGTTTACTTGGGAGTTACCCACAGAGCTTAAATGCTTCAATCAGGACAAGGGCATGCAGCCATGTGCAATCAGCAGGGAAATGACATTCAGCTTGAATGAGAAGTCAAACCTGAGAGCTATGCTCAATGCCTGGAGAGGTAAGGCACTGACCGATGAGGAAGCAAAGGCATTCGACCTTGCTAAGCTCATAGGTCGCGGATGCATGATTAACCTCATCCATCAGCCTAGCAAGGCCAACCCAGAAAAGGTATATGAGCGCATTGCTGCTGTGTTGCCAATGATGAAGGGCATGGTATGCCCACCACAGCACAATCCTAGCATGGAGTTCAGTGTGCTGGAGTTTGACCGCACTAAGTTTGAGACCTTGCCAGCATTCATTCAGGAGATGATTACCGGAAGCAAGGAATACCAAGCCATGATGAAAGCTCCAGTTGCTCCTGCTCCGGCAGTGGCAACTCCTACTCCGGCTCAGCAGCAGGAGATGCTCTATGCCCAGCATCAGCAGCAAGTAGCTGCTCAGGTTGAAAGTTTTGAAGATGAATTACCATTCTGATCATGGCAACACTTTGGCAATTAACACAAGAAGAGGCCTCCTTCATCGCATTGATGGAGGAGAACGGAGGCGAGGTCAATGATGAGATCATTGAGGAACTTGCCATCAGGAGGGAGAACTTTCAGTACAAAGCTGAGGCCTATGCCAAGTTCATACTGAAGCTGGAATCAGAGGCTGACCAGGCCTCTGCTGAGATTAAGCGCATACAGGCACTTAAAAAAGCCAAGGAGAACACTGTGCTGCGCCTAAGAGAGTCACTACTAGCTGCGCTTATGGTGTTTACTGAAGAGGATGCAAAGGGCATCAGGAGGTATGAGACTCCACTAGCCAAACTAAGCACTCGTAAGAGTCAGGCAGTGGAAGTACTTGATGAGACTATCCTTCCAGCTGAGTTCTGGGTGATCAAGAAGGAAGTGAGCAAGTCTACCATTAGTCAGGCCATCAAGGATGGTGAAGAAGTACCAGGAGCGCAACTAAAAGAAAATGTATCACTCAGCATCAGATAACGCACCGGACAAATCAAAGTATCGCTTTGATGTCATCAGCACAATAAGTGGCAGGCAAGAGCCTTACATAGGAGTGTTTGACAGCAGGAGAGTAGCCGAGAACTGGTTTGCCACATACGGACAATGGCATCTAAGAAGAGGCAGGCCACTAATCCTGGTCAGATGCCCAAGTGCTAAGAGCAGTGAGGAAGAGTTTGAGGATTGCTATATTGAGGACAATTAAGAGTTATTGCGTAAATGTTACAAATAAAAAAAGGGAGGTTTTTGGCCTCCCTCTTTTTTTGAGTTGTGGTTAATTAAACACCAGCAACAAACTGAGCTTTGAATACTCCGTTCACACCTGCATTTGAATCACCGGCTGGGAACATAGCAGTAGGAGCAGAATATAGGTCAAACGCTGCCTCGCAAAAGACCTGGTATGTCTCCTGGCATTCATCCGGAAGAATCCTAATGTCCTGACGCACAGAGGGTAAGCCCGGAATCGGCATAGTAAAGCGATTCATAACTCCAATCTGACCATAGTTACCAACATAGTTGAGGTAAGGCAGATACAGAAGTGAACCCGGAGCAAACACGATGGCAGAATCCTGATCGGTCATATTGCCAGCGATGTTGGTATCAAAATAGAAGTCAGCAATGCCAGTGTTGTCACGAACAGTTGCAAAGTTGATACCATTAGCACCCTGACCGAAGTAGCGGCTATCATTCATCCATACACGCTGAAGCGCACCAGCACCACCTACAATGATAGGCGCACCGTTGAACCCAGTGTTCATGTAGTTCTGCTTCATTTCGAACAGACCTTTTGCCTTTACAGAGCCATCGGATGAGTTCTCAACGGTGTAACTAGGATTAGTTCCACCTCCAAACCAATTACCAACTCCTCCAAGTGCAGCAGTGATCAGGTCATCATTGATGGCCTGCACAAGAGCATTGGCTGAAAGCTGGAAGTCCATGAACATCTCACGAATGACCGATAATGCGCCTTGAGCTGCACCGATGCCATTAGCCCTTTCCACAATTTGCCCTGGTTGAACCGAACCCGTAAGTTGAGTAAGCTCAAGATAGCTGTCACAATATGTACGAATCTGAGCCTCAGACATTGTGAAGCTAACTCCACGATAATTGTTGATTGGAACTGTCTCCTCGATGTAGTTCATTTGACCATCAGCCACGCAATCTTTGGTGTCGGTAGCAGAAGAAGCTAGTTTGCGCTCCTTGTAAACCACACGAACTTCCTTGAGTTGTCCTGTGCCATTGTCATTGGCCTGACGAATGATTTGACCAGCTGCCAGATTTGATGGGCTGGTAAGTGCAGCAAGCATACCGCCATGAATCTGCACATTGCTTGGGTTGTTTATTAGGTTGTCAGCCAGGGAGGTTAATATCGCTGGACAGACATTAGCTGTTGAAAGTGACATTTTTTAAACTAAAGTTTAGCTGCAAGATTCGAAATGTCAGCAAGTGCTGAGCGAACCGATGCAGGAAGTGGAGTGCCTTGACTAGCCTGTGTAGGAATAGTCGGTATTGATGGTGTGCCTGCTGCGAATTGAACCTGGTTAGTGCCACCTTGACCTTGCTCCTTCAACAGCTTATTCTCCTGTAAAACTAATGCAGAAAGATCAGAATATGAAAACTCTCTTCCATTATGCACAAGAGGTAAACTTGCATCTTTAGCATTAACTAGCCGGGCAATATTGCGCTCAGCATCATAGATGAGCTGACCATCCAATTGAGCCAGCTTCTTATCCAGCACAGCCTGATAAGCTGGAACTCTGGCAGCCTCTGGAATCTGATCATTCCACTGGATGCCATTTAGCTGAGTCTGCTCCCAGAGGTTTTTCATTTTGCTTACGAATTTCTGCTCAATCAGATGCTTATCTGCCTCTGCCTTACTTACCAGGTCATCATACTTGGCCTGAGCCTCTGCCATCTTCTTTAGGAACTCATCAGACTGATTGCTATTGGTGGCATTCTTAGCCTTCTCCTCCAGCTCCTTCATCTTCTTGAGTGCTAGCTTGATTTTATCTCCGCTGTTCTTGGTCACCCGAAGCTCCTCTACGGCATTGCCATCCAAACCATATTCCTTAGCCATCTTAATTATTTCCTCATCATAGCCCATCATATAGTTACTGATGAAGTGCTTTTTCAAGTCTAGGCTAGTCTTAGCAAGTTCAAAGTCATAGAGATTGGTATTGAACTTACTGCTGACTGCCTCCGGAACTTGGATTTCACCAAGGACAGAAGCTGAAATCATCAGGTTGAACTCAGGATCATCGCTTACCCCAGCTCGCTTAGCCTGCTGGATTAAAAACTCTTTAACATTCATAAATTATAGTGGTAAATCGTTTAACTCTTTTTCCGTGTTAAATGGAGACTCTGAAGGTAAGGCAATCAGTGATTCCTCATCAGTTACAACCTTGCGCTTGCGCTTAGGCTTATCCTCTTCCTCCGTCATAGTTGCTGCTGCTAGTTCAGCCTCTAACTCTGCCCTGACTTGTGCCTTCAGCTCCTCCTTTAGCTTGCTGAGAAGCTCTGGATTGCTCAGGCTGTTCATGTCTCCTCCGGCAGAAATTGATTTTCCGACAACGACATCACCAAGTGGCCTGACCTTTGACCAACTATATGAACGCTTATTGATAGGCTTCTGAAGCTCACGGAGAGCAATTCTGGCATTGACTTGAAACTTAAACGCATGATCCTGCGCTCCTGTTGTTGGGTTGAGTTCCCAGCGGACTACCGTCACTTGTGAGTTATGCCCTCCATCCCGGATGGCATCCCTGATGTATTGTAAATTATCCATATATGTTAATTAATAAGTTACCCTGTATGATGAATCTGGCTTCTCTGATGGCCTCTCAGGTCTTGTGCCTGAAAGCAGACTTCCGGCTTAAAGCCATAGCTTAACATCAGGTCTTGAATCCATGCTGTCATGGCATCTAGGCCATTGTTCTGGATGTAAGTATGCTCTAAGAATAATTTAGCTGCTTTACGATTGATTATGTAGCCATGAGTCAGCCACATGTGATTGCCTTTCCAGAGATTGGGAAGGCCATCAATTTCAACCCTTTCAATTTTCTGCTCTCCCCATCCTGGATAATAATTCCAGCCTAAGTGCAGGAAGTCAAATTCTGGCAACCTGTTCCAATTTGTCACAAGTTGATTTGTTTTCTTCACATCAAATCTGGCATCATCTTCCAGAATTAAGGCATACTCATTGCCATTGTCCAGCATCTTCTGCCAAACTGCTCTATGAGAGGCACAGCACCCAATTTCGCTAATACTTATAATTGGCCTTTTATTAGACTTTTTAAGCCTATTGTCTATTTGATGAGTAATGTGATTGCCATTGGAGGCAATGTGAAACTCCGGCTTATTTCCGTGCTTATCAGTAAGTCCTATTTGCCTGAAATGGTCAATTAACCTCCTTCTCCTCTGTACTGCTTTAGGCAGACTAATAAAGTAGATAGCATCAACAGGCAACTTCACAGCTGATTCGCTCGGTGACCGTGAAGTCAATGGCGAAGAAGTAGGTTTCAAAATTTCGCTCTGGTATCCCGAAGTACTGGTTTGCGATTGCTTTTGAGTTGAAGTCTGTGCCTGCATAGGTTATGCCTTTAGTGCGATTAATTATAGATGTGATGCCAAACTCGGCATTTTCAAAAGTTGAGTTAGCTACTAATTTAAAATTGACTGTCCTGAGAAGGCTATTAGCTCTGCCTCCTGCTGGAGTAGTTTCTACGGAAGCTCCTTCCCTTACCAGGAACACAACAAGTGGGTAGGTGTCATTGACAGCGCAATAAGTCTGTCCATCCTTGGTCACATAGTTACCAGCTGATCCTTCTACAATGCTTTCCACAGCCTCGCCATAGTTCAGCATGTTATTGACAAATGTGCCTGCCAGATTCTCGCAGAGATTCTTTAGTGCAGACTCAACGGTTACTTTGGTAACTATCATTTACTGAGAAATTCAACTGCTAAGCGGTTGATTATTTTAAGTGATTGCTCTAGTTCTTGATCGGAAAGCTCAAAGATAGCCCCAAAACGCTCTTCTAAATAGCCTGCAATCTTGGCCTGCTCAGTAGATGTGAATGTTACGCCATAGGCTGTGTTGCTTATTGGCACAGGTTTCCAGCTTTTCCACATATCTCCAGTCAATGTCAAATCCATATAGGCAGTCTGAAGTCCTAATGATCTACGGAAATCAGCATAGCCATAGAACTCATCTGTATCACCAAAGGCTTTCATTCTGGCTTTAACCTGCTTTTTGCTAGCAATCTCTCCAAACTTCCTGCTTATAGGGCTTCCCTTGCCTATTACTCTGGTTGAGTCATATGGAGGAAGTTCAGAGCCATCAGACTTTCTGCCGCTATCCTGGACTCTATCACTAACAGCCGGAGCAGCATAAAGAGCAGCTGCCCTCAGCACCTTGTCGGCCTTGGATGCTTCCTTAAAGTTCTTGAGCTGTTGCTTCAGGAAGGCAGATGTAGAGTCATAAACTGGCATAAACTTTTTTGAAAATAATTTTGCAGTTATTTTTCCTTTGACTTAATTGCCAGCCAAATCTAACCAAAATACTTATGAATTTCGAAAAAACAAGTGTCCGAATGCTTTACAATAGCATGTGGATAGACATCAAGGTAACTAGTATCAATCAACTCCATCATGTAGCCTTATTAGGTGGCAGAATGATTGTGTATGAGATTTATGGAATTTACTATCTTGGCTTTGTCCATGAGTGCGAAAGAGTTAATCTTAACTTTTATGGACTAACTATTTCGAAAGAGCAATTTGAATTTCAAATGCGCTCTTGGGGAGATAATTACTTAAACATCGCTCCAGGTACTGAATTATTATTAGCCGACAACCTTTACTTTATATGAGAATCGATATGAACAGACTTGTTGCTCAATTAATTAAAGACATAATCTGGAAGTTTACATTTGTCTCCGTTTATGTCATTTTGATTACCCTGCTCATTATCAAATTCATTACTTATGTTAATGGGTAATCGTGATGTAACCATCTGCCTGACCAGTTGCGGCAGGTGGCATTTATTAGAGAAAACCATTAGCAGTCTGGTTACTTATTGGGATGGTGAGCCTCCGGCTGCATTCTACATACATGATGACTCAGGAGAAATTAATCAGAAACTCATGGGTGAGCTTGATCGCTTCCTTATGAGGCACTGGCAAATAATGGCTGATTGGACATTCACAAACAGAGAAGGTCAGCCACAGGCAATTGATAAGACTTATCAGCTTGTCCAGACTAAATACATTTTCCACTGCGAGGATGACTGGGAGTTTTATAATACTGGGTTTATAGGTGATTCTCGCTCTGTGCTAGAGGCTGAGCCTAAGTGTGCCTGTGTATGGATTAGGCATCCGAATGACCGCAATGGACACAATGTGCTTCCAGGTGTTAAATTGACAAAGCAGGGAGTTAGATACCAGCAGTTGGCACATCGGTTCAAAGGTGATTGGCATGGCATGACTTGGTCTCCTGGTCTTCGGAGATTATCAGACTACATTGCAATGGGCAAGTTTAGTGACATGTGTGAGTGGAGAAGTAATGACCACATCATATCAGAGAAGCAATACAATAAGAAGTACTACGAAGCTGGATATGTAGGCATGTGCCTATGCCGAGGATTTGTTAAGCATATAGGGCATTTACATTCAATTAAGAAAAGACCAATATGAGAGCAGCACTTTACTTCAGCATGGATGATCCGGATGACATCCAGGCGCACCTGAGATGCACCAAGGCAACTAACATGGCTTTGGCATTATACCAGCTCAGGAGTGTAATTCACAAGGCCATTGATGAGTCGGAAGATGGAAAGCATGTAGATGGCGATTATCTATCAGACAAAGTGGAGGCAGTTTTTGAAGAGTATGGAATTAACTTAGGAGAGCTAATATCATGACACAGCTTGAGCAACTCAAAGTCATTGTAGAGAAAGAGATCAAGGTAAAAAAATGGATGGCTGAGCAGGAGGCCAACACTCCTATGACTAATCAGTATTGGCAAGGAGGAATCTCAGCTCTCAACTATGTTAAGCATGTAATTGACAGATTAATAAATGAAGAAGATGTATAAAGAAACAGTGGTACAATGGATGCTGGATAAAATCATTGAGCATAATGGCATCCTACCGATGAATGACATTAGAACAGCAATGGGAATGCACAATGAGGAGATGTCCCGTGCCTACACAGAAGGATTTAAACGGTGCAAATACATTGAGGAGTTAAGTGAAGGAAAGTTATTCTTCCCAGGCGAAGAAACTCCAGATGACTTTCAGACTTACTATGACAAAACTTATGGAGAATAAGCAAACAGCAGTTGAGTGGCTCGTCGAGCAAATTGAATCTAATAAGATTGAAATAGTCTATTCTGATGAGATTCATTCAGTAAGGTGTTTGCCTTCAATAGTTGCCCAAGCCAAAGAAATGGAACGAGACCAAATCATTGATGCTCACGATGCCGCTTACATTGCCATGAACCTTGCCTTCCGAGGCTTTGACAGGAGCTTAGAGTATTATGAGGCCACTTATGGGAGCTGATATACCAAATGGTATAATACCGAATGGTATTAATTGCTGATAACATTTGGCGGCTTTGCGAAGTGCCGCATAAAGTAGAATTAATGTTTAATCACTGCACTCATATCGGCATTGCGCTAAACCGATGTTGTGCGAAGTTTTTTAAATTATGAAAGAGATTTGGAAGCCTTTGAGAAAATTTGAAGAGTATTTATTTATTAGCAATTTAGGTAATGTTAAGTCGCTTAGTAGATATGTATCCAACGGGAAAGGAGAAAGAATTATTCCTGAAAGAATAATACCGCCAAGAGTTTCTAATGATAAATATAAATATGCTATTATACAATTTAAAATCGAAAATAAACACCACCACATAATGATTGCACGAGCTGTTTATGAAACATTTAACAATATTGATTTAGATAATAAAAAAGTAGTTGTTCATAAAGATGGAAATAGATTAAACAACAAACTTGAAAATATAAAAATAATAACAAGACGAACAATAAAGCAGATTAAAGCGAATAAAACTGGTGCGGTTGGTGTTACCAAACATAAAGAATATTATACAGCATCAATATGTTTTGAGGGCAAACGCCTTAGTTTGCACACATCAACAATAAAAGAAGAATGTCACAAAATTTATCAACTCGCAAAAGCAATGATTGATGAATATGATAAATTGAAGTCAGGGATATTATCAAATTCAAGACTAAATAATAAATTAATTGAAAAGGAAATAGACTTGCTTCTGTAAATTTTGCATAACTATCCTATTGCCGCAATATTGCGTGATATATGGCGCACAACACAACGGCAAACCAGAACAATTGCCGTAGAATTAATATAGTCAGGTGGTATATTGGTTACCATACAAACTCGGAGGGGGAATTTACTCCAAGTCCCTGAATACAGGTTCGATTCCTGTCCTGACTACTAAAACACCTCGTTGCCATTAACGATGTGTCGCAAAAGTTGGCTATAATTGCGACTGATACGATTTGATTCAATTTGATACGCTGATGAATCCAATAGAAGAATTAATTGACTTCATGATTGTCAATGAAGGCAAGATTGACCTGAATGATGTGCTGATTAAGGCTGAGCTAATCAATATGCGCTCAAAGCCTAGGCATGCTGGCTGGTACTTTAACGGGCAGATGGTTCAGTCACTTGATCAGCTCAAAGGCAATTCAATATCAATGAGCAACAAACCAAAGCAACTGTTCTACTATCCATGAGCAACATCATTGATTACTTCTCAGAACCACACTATCAGCAGACACTCCAGAAGCACCGTGAGGACATGATTAATAAAGCTGAAGCTGTCAATCATCCAGAGCATTACGGTGGCTCAGAAAGCACCTATGAGGCTATCAAGGTTATTGATGCTTGGGAGCTAGGCTTCTGCCTTGGCAATGTAGTAAAGTACATTAGCAGGGCAGGCAAGAAAGGCAGCAAGCTGGAGGACTTGAAGAAAGCCCAGTGGTATCTTAATCGGGAGATTGAGAAATTATCCTAAACCATTATACCAATTGGTATAATACCAAAAGGTATTAAGGCCTTACAAACCCCTGCTGGATTAGTCCTGCATTATCGCAATTGAAGCAAAGGCCTTCACCTCTGAGGTTTAGCTGCCTAGCCCAGATAGCCAGCGACTGCTGATAGCCATCTAAGAAGGTAGCCATTGCCCTTTCGGTGAACTCACGATTGCCCTGAGCGAAGTAGTTAGCCCTCGGTGATGCTACCTTCTGCCAAAGGATTTGATAGCAGAGCAGGTTTGCCCAGGCATCAATCAGAAACTCCTGCTGTTGGCAGATGAAGCTATCAAGTGAGCATAGCAACTGAGCATCTATGTAAACTCCTGATTGGCTATTGTCTTGAGTCCAGCTATCCCCAAAGCCATAACCTAGCGGAGCAGTAACTGGGAAGATGCTCCAGCCATTCCGCCAGAGATAAGTGAATCTGGTAGCACATTCCAAGTCCATCTGATTCCATCCCCAATCAATAAAGAAGCCCGAAGTAGTAGGTACATTGGTGCAATCAATTGCCACCATCATATTGATTTTGTCAAAGTCAGAGTAGAACTCATTATTTACCGGAATGTAATTCATGCCGGAAATCAAGTCGGCAGTGCCACTATCCAGCAACTTACCATCCTGAGTCTGATAAATATACCAAGGCACTCCGGCAACAGGCGCACCGGCATTGTAAACATATATCTGCTTAACTCTCAAGGCCAGATACTTACTCCCCTGAACACTTACAAATGCACCCTTTAGGATTGCCTCTGCTGGCACAGTTGTAATCTGTTGCCACTGCTGGACAAACTGCTTGTTAGACTGGAATAGCACCTGATCCAGCTGAGCCTCTGCTGATGTGAATAAGGCAGCCTGAATGTCTCTCTTGATCCTGATGTAGCTCACAGACTGAGCAGAGTTCCACATGCCCACATAACTAGCCTGCTCTGGTGTGGCAATCTTATCGAGCAGTTCCGAACTCATGCCCGGATAATCATTGATGTATATGCCAGACAATGGCTCACCAGCAGTGCAGCCTTTAAGTCCGATGTAGTTCTGGAGGCAATTCATAATCACAAAAGTAACTAATTATCAGCACTGCCGATATTGGGTGCAGTGATGCGAAATATCTTATTTGTCAAGGCTACCCAGGCACTCAATACCTGCCCTAAAATAAACATCAGCACGGAATCTGATGGATTTACTTTCTCAATCTTATACAGCCAACCTACACCTAGTAGCAAGCCTACCATCACCACAGATGTGCAAGTGTAGGCATAGACTTGCATGCGCTTGCTGAATAGGGCATGATGGCTCACAGCCCTGGAAACAGTCCTTTCAGCAGTCCTCCCACGAACTTGCCCCTCCTCTCTGCTCTGTCCTGCTTCTGTGTCTTGTTGTTCTGGCATGAGTCAAGGTAGATAACTGTCTTAGCCAGTGCCTCTGTCTCAACTTTAAGACTATCAATTCTGCCCTCTGTTCTGGCACTCTTCCAATATGCTGCTGCCGTCCATTCCTCATTGTCTTTAATGAGCTTGTCCAGCTTCTGGTGAGCATTGCGAGCAATATAGATGTCTCCTGCTATGTATAATAGAAATGCCAGCAGTGTCACAAATGTGTCTCTTGAGATTTTCATTTAAATATGGATTTGATTTGCTGAATTTTTTTGGCATAAAGAGTCATAGAGACAAGATCACCATTATCATTATAAAACATCACTTGTTGCATGTTTTCCTTATGGATGTCAAGAACCATCCGGTAGAGTCTGTATAATAGAATAATTGACCAACCGTGATGGTACAGCCACTCCTCAACCGGATTGTAAAAATGAGGCTCTGGATTTGACAACTTAGTAATTATGATAGCTCCATAGGCAGGAGTATCATGTATGAATTTAACCAGCTCCTCCCTAAATTCGTGTGTCATATTAGTATGTCCAGATGACCTGGGCAGGCTTTGCAGGGTCACAATCTACATGCACAAATGAACTTGCAATCCCAATTCGAGTGAATCCAGCTTTCAGCAAAGCATTCACAATTTGAAACTTAGATGTGCCGGATGTAGCTGCTATGTCTGCTGCCCATCCCTGAGTGTGTGAACTATCAGCAACTCCTCCAACCTTGGCATTATGAACAGTGGTTCTAAAGCCTGAGTTGATTTTAAATGGAACTCCTGCTAATGATCTGGCATTGTCAAGTCTCTGCATGAATGCAGGCTTCATGTTGCTACCTGATCCTGGAGCATCTGGAGAGTCAAACTCCGAAAGTGTAAAATGCTTTAGTTGCATTCTGTAAAGTTACTTGATGCGAGTGAATTTTTTTGCTGCACTTTTTACAGACTTTTTGCCAACACATCCCCATGCCTTTCTGCTCAAGTCATTGGCACATGGTGGGTTCTTACACTTCTTGATCCCAGAAGAACGAGCGCAGTAGTTATCTCCCTTGGCAGTACCAGGTGCAATGGAGTAGCCTTTAGCCCCGAACTTGACAGTCTTGCCATTGACCTTGGTCTTATACTTCTTCTCTGCCATTATCTTCCTTGTCCTTTATACTTCTTTACATTGCCATCCTTTGGCCTTCTAGCCTTCCGGTGCTTGCCCTCTCTTCTCTTCCCGAAGCTAATTTTAGCAACTGGAGTGCTGCCTGTTTTTGCCTTTTTCATGCTCAAATATCAATAATTATGTGCTATTATTGTAACCCCTTATGAGTCTTGAAGATAACGATTTCAGAGCGAGAACTCAAGTTTCTCAAAGTGCTGGCAACAGGCAGACACTTTCTCAAGGATCAGGTTAGTCCTAACCGCCCCTCAGTAGCTCGCTGGGGCAATACACAATCACAGGCTGACTTATTAGGTGTACTAGGTGAATATGCTGTAGCCAAGGCTTTAAAGCTGCCCTTTGACACTACAATTAACCTGGAAGGAGATGGAGGCAGCACTGACTTGATGCTGGATGATTATGACATTCAAGTCAAATCAACCAAGTATAAGACAGGCAGGCTAGTCTTTAACAATCGAAAGGAGATAGGAGCTGATGTATTTATATTATGCTATGTGAATGAGGAGGCATTGGAAGTTTCCATCTTAGGATACATAAGGAAGCAGTCAATTGAGCAATGCCTGGTAGAGATGGATTTAGGGCATGGCAAGAGACTTGTGGTGGAGCAGAAGCACCTAAAGCCTATCTCAATGCTGATTGCCTACCGGGAAAATAATTGAATAATTGTTTTGCAGTTATTTTAGGCCTGCTCTTCCTTTCTCCTGAGCAGCCTCATACTGCTCCTTGGCAACTGGCCAGAGCTGATGTCGGCAATTATAGCCTCCTCGGTAAATGAATATAGTGCTGCTGTTAGTGCCAGCCATGCGCCCATTCCATCCCTTGAGATTAGGCCATGCCTTGACTTGATCGGTAGTGAAGTATCTGCCTGCTCTTGCCTGGCAGAATGGTCTGGAGTCAGCTATAAGTGTGCCTGCATAGAGGTAGTATTCCACATCTAAGTCATCAGCAATGGTCTGGATGTATTCAGCATTGAAGGTCATTACAGCATCATTGGTAGTCTGCTTAATGTAGCGGTTCAAGAATGGTGCTTCTTGCTCTGTTCCTTCAATAAACTTTCTTAGTGTCTTATTAAGCTGAGACCGTGAGCCTATGCCAGCAATGTTGTCCTTTAGCACTTCCTGAATGGCTGTGCCGAAGTTCTCCCTGATGCCAGCACCTAGCAGAGCATCCTTAGTGGTAGCTATGTTAGTCTCCAGTATAGCTTTATAGAGTGCCTTCTTTTCGCTGAAATCACCTATGGCAATTGTGATGTATTCATTGCTTAACTCTGAGAGGAGTTCGAATCCTTTGATGACCTCCGCCACCTGAAGTTGATAAGGAGCGTTAGTAATAATAGTGTCAGCAATGTCCTTCTTTAGTTTGATTAGTTCCTTTAATGACTTTGCCCTGTCTTTAGGATCAAGTGATAAATTAGAGGCAAGGTCAATTACTTGGTCAGATAGTTTTGCGAAAACTCTTGGCAGAGCATCATCCATCCGGCTTTCAATTGCCATCTGGAGTTCCTGAATTTGCTTGATTAACTGCTCAGGAGTCTTCGCCATATCATAATCCTTCAGGCATTATTGGCACTACTCCTGCCCTGATCTCTGCCTGCTTCTCTGCTGCTAGTGCATATACTTCTGCTTTCTGCATATTGAATGGCTTATCATACCAGGTAGCATCCTCCTCAACCTTTATAGTGATAAAGGCAGCAAGGTTAGCACTCAGGATGTAGTCTAATTGTGAGCAGCCATTGCTAGATAGTAGCACTGTCTTTTCATCTGTACTCTTGAAAGGCAATGGATCAAGACTGCTCAGGAGTTTTAAGTATGTCTTTTGTATGCTGTTCTCGCCATACAGTTTCTCAACATAGTCCATCTCAATTCCAGCGGTAATAAGTGGATTGAACTTGCTATCCACTGCCTTCTTTAGTTGCTCTGCTACCATATCGGCAGTCATCACATCATAGTCAGTAGGCACAGTGATTTGAGGCAGTGCAGCCTGTATCTTATCACTATCCATTAAGGAAGATGCAAAAAGTGCATTATACCTCTGGAGCATGATGTAGAAACATACCTTCCGATAAACCTGAGCCAGATGCACAGTAACTGAGAAGCAGAAGGTATTAAGCTCCTTCCGGTCATACTCCTTGGCTATGCCTGACTGAGCAGCTGGAATCTGTCCAAGCAATTCCAGACCAATGGCCTTGAATCCCTGAAACTCTTTCTGAAGTATGTCCTCCTGGAATAGCTTAACTGTCTCTGTTGGCCTCTCGATGTAACCAGCCGGAGGCACTGGAGGCACAAGCGGAGTTGGATTGACAGCACTTACTCTATCAATGTTAATCTCCATCAGGCCGAATGGTGAGCTGGATGCTCTGCCAGAGCCTTGGCAATCATTACAACCTATCTTTTCCTCTTTGCGATTAGTCCTTATGCCAGTACCATTGCAGGTCTTGCATGGTGACATTTTCAATGCCCACTTCTGGGGCAGGGCATGTGTTGCCCAAAGTATATTAAGGTCATCAGTCCTGAACAGCACTTCATTCCAGGCTGGTAGGCATGGAGCTAGAACTGAGTCATAGACTAACTGACCATCTTCTTCCTCGTAAATTATATTGCCTACTTTACAGGCAGGCAGATAGCCAAATTGATAGGGCAGAATAAATATCTGGAAAGGCTGCTCATAGGTGTACTCATTGACCTGCCTGAATAGTATCAGCCCCTCTGTCGTAAAGCACAAGAACTGATCCCACTTCTTGCGGTTCATGTCCTTGTAGTCCTCAGTCTTAGTAATCACATAATCCTCACCTTCCCAGATTAGGTATTCACTCTCTATGATGTGTGGGTAAGGCTTTGACCAATCTAGTGTAGTTGTGCCTGATGGGTTCTCGATGAAGTCATCATAATCAGGCATGGTGATAACCACCGCATTGGAATCCATTAAGTAAGTCTTTAAAAACACATTGAAAAGCCACTTCTCCAGGCTTCCTGTCTTTGGTAGCTCATATTCCACATAGTGCTTTAGGGTGTTATCCATTAGCCCTATGCGCTCAGCTATGCCTGTCTTTTTAAAGTCAGATTCAAATGTGATTTTAAAGTCATCAGCCTGCTGAATCTTCTGGAGGAAAGTGAACACTCTCCCGGTGGCAGTTGTTGTTGGAGCTTGCCATCTCCGCCTCCTGTACTCCTTCATCCAAGGCTCTTCGCTAGGATGTTGAGTGTGGAGGAGTTTGTCGGGATACTCGTTCTCAAAGTGATACTCCAATTCCTCGGCTTTCTCACGAGCTTCCACAATGTAGTCGTGCCTGCCTTCCCGGATTTCCCGATCTAGCAACTTTGATAGTAGTATCCCGATTAACTCTTCCATAATTCAATTAGCCTTCTTCTGAGCAATCAACAATCAATGTGATCGTCTCTTGACCAAATACACATCCGTACTCATTAGTCACTGTGACAGTGAAAATGTAAGTGCCATTAACACTGCCTGTTCCAGGAGTCCATTCAAGGTCACCAGTTGCAGGGTCAATTTCAAGACTAATGTCTGTGATGTCATCACTTCCATCTACTTGCTCAATTGACCATACTTGCTCAGGCGCACCGGAGATAGCTCCAATGTTTAGAACAGCAGAAAAACTTGATGACTCTGTTGCTCCGCATCCACTTGTAATAGTGTTGCCTACATAAGTGTTACCTGAACCGGTAAAGCTAATTATGTAGTAGAGACCTTCAAGGAATGTGTCTGTATCGAACTCATAAGGCAATGCATTGACCTTACTAACCCAGTTCACAGTGACCTCAGCCATCTGGTAGGTGTTCAGCTCAGCAGTGATTATTGGATCACCGATAACTGTCACATAGTAGCCAGAGGCATCCCAGATGCGACCAGGTGTAAAATAGTAGAAGTCAAAGTTCTGAGCAGTCGCAAGAATGTCATTGTAGAACTGAACATTATTCTGAACCACACCCTGCATGTCCTGATAAGTCAGGGTATGATTTTTGGCAAGAGCCTTAGTGTTCTGCATCCCACGACCAGCAGTAGTTGCTGTCTCAGGCTTTGGCTTTTCACCAGATGTGTTAAACACTAGGTAAGCCTCACCATTTAGGTAACGGTCATAAAGAGCAGCAATCCAAAGGTCAGCAGTGGACTTCTCTTGAGCGGTTAAGGCAGCAGACTTACGGACATAAGCCACCGCCACAATTTTATTCTGGAACTCCGGATCACACTGGAAGTTCTGATAGCACCCGACATCGGGGCATGTTAATGAAAATATTGACATTGTTTTTTAGCAAGTTAAGCAACTTGAGTTCCTGGGCTGGAAGCCCTGAATGAGTGCCTGAAACTTCATTTGTGATAAAGTCTCAAAAGAGGATTGTGTTGTGAAATCTTGAATGGTGGCAACTTCAACATCTCCTTTCACAAAAATTGACTTCCCTTCCCAGATTAAGTAAGGATGGCGAGTGGCATCGGTCATCGCTAGCTGTGTATCTAAGTCGAAAAAATCTGTATGCAAATCTAATGATAAATCCTGCTTGTTCTGCGGTCTTCTGTGAACGCCATTGGACTGCCTGTATAGGCTTTCCTCAAAGACAGGTTTCTCTCCTCCTCCATTTAGGCCAATGCGGACTCTCTGCTTCCAATCATTGAAATACTGCATTCCCTGAGCAACTGAGTTACTATCTGCCCAAAACTCAAGCATGGTAGAGAAGCACTCTGATCTATCAATGTTAATGATGTTGCTTAGTGAGTAAAGGGCAAACTGATCTCCGGTAGGTGGAGGTGGTGGAGGACATTCGCAGGATACAGGATCGAAGTTAAATTTAAGCTCTAATAGATTATCATTTTCATCAAGATAACCCATTGTAAACTTATAATTTGTATTGCAAGGAATGTAAGGTGTAAAAAGAAAGCTAAATTCATAATCACAAGCTTCCGCACCTATACACTCATCCTCATCCGGCCAGGTCAATGTGTATGACATTTCAGGGATTCCTCCTAACCAATTAGTAAGGTTAGCCCAGAAAGCACAGAAATTATTAGAATATTCTCCAGAAAGTAAATCCGCTACTGAAATTTTATAAAGACAAGTCTTGTTTTCATAGGGAAATGACTCTGAATCGGTCAAGAAAAAACCAAAATAGTCAGTTGGATAATCTTCAAGATCAGCTAACCAAGAGCATCCAGAAATAGGCACATCATTTTCAAATGTTGCCTGACATTTATCCTCACAAGGGCAACAGGCAGATTCAGTAATGAACCAAGGATAATCAAGACTTGTACATTCCCCTATATCATTTGAAGCACAAACGGTAAATTCTGCCTCTGTTTCGCACGGCAAATCAATTGTCCATTCAAAACCTATAATTACAAAGTTATCATCCCATGTGCAAACCATGCCCGGAATGGTTGAGTTTGCCCATGCCGCTAAATCTGCTCCTATTAAATCATAGGTTGGTACATCTGGAACAGTATAAATAAAGGTTTGATTATTTAGACTAAATGAAACAAATGGGAGTAAAGTTTCTTTAAGAGCAAAAATGGCGGCAAGAAAATCATCGGTATGTGAAGTATTAAGTACCTTCTGATAGGTAACCTCACAGGCATTGACTGGTATTTCACCTGATGTGCCTAAGCTATACAAACCCATCCGATAACATCCTTGTTTGCTTGGAATGGTAACTGTTGCCTGATGTTGAGAAATTGATGGATAGCCTATTGTTAGGTCGGCAGGATCAATAAATAAATATTGCTCAGTTCCACCAACTACAGCTTTAAGCATTTGCATCTGGATACCGCAATTGCACTCGCCTTGTGGACTTAATGTAAAGCTAAATGTGATATCACTACCAACAATAGCTACTGATGCAGACTTAACTACGGCAGGCCATTCAATAGCATTAAAGGCATTGACAAATAAAGCCGGATTGTTGTTAGTCAATGTTCCTGCTGGAATTAAACCAAGTGGAGAACCTATCAACTCTCCGGTGCAACTTACTAACTGAAACCTAATTTCTCCTTGGTCAAAACCTGTTTCATCATAAACATCTGACCACCATTGAGCATATCCAATATTCTGTAAATCTGGTTGCCAGTAAAACCCTGACAATTCGAATGAAACTGTTGAAATTATTGCATCACCTATCTTCTGAATAAAGTCTCCAGACTCTGTAAATAACCCAACACTGGCCTGATCAATAAAGGTGAGATTGCCATCCACTACATTGAATTGAAACTGATCTCCAGGCTTTGCAGGCATGGGATAAAATTCCTTGCTTTCAAAACATCCTGATGTGAACTCTACAAATTCAAAGTCAAAAGTATCGTCATTGTATAACCACCTTCCGGCCTGATTGGGTTCATAGGGTAGTGCAGTTGTCTCTGAGTAAGTGTTTACAAAATCAAATGGAGGATTGATGTAAACATCACTTACAAATCGTTGCCATAACCAAGTACTTCCACTCCTTCTTCCAACTAAAATAAAATTCCTTCTATTAGTATCAATGAAGTTAAACTGAATCCTCTCGTAGACAAGGTATGATGGATAGTTATAGGTTAGCGTGTAGGCATCCGGAAGTAAACTTTGTAACTCATTAGCCAGAGCAACTGGAAGTAAAACCTGTGGAGTTAGGAAATCCTGAATCACCCTTTCCATCAGAGAAATGACATAAAGATCATCCCCATTCAATTCCGGCAACTGGAATGTCCTTTGATTCTGATAAGGATTCTGAGGTGGAGGAAACCTATCTATTGAACCATTGTCAAGCTTCCAGTTCTTTCCCCTGGCCAGACCAGAGGTGGCAATGTTTGTTGTAGGGTCAAACTTATAGGTAATCGGAAAGAAGGCAGAGCCATTCATGTCCACCACATTCAATGCCTCTTTGACCTTTAATTCAGTATCAATCAAAGGAGCATCGAATGTGGCTGTGTATGCACCGGGAGTAAATGAGGCTAGGCTTGCCGTGAGCAGAACCTTTGATGAATCAGTTGTCCCGGCAACAGTAAATTCCTGAGAGACATCCGTAGCAAATAATCCTTCATCCTTAATGGTAAAGATGTAAGCATAGGTTGGATTGACAAAAGTCAGGTTAGCAGTTACGGTAAAGTTGCCAAAGTATGGACTTACATTATAGCTATCCACTATGTTTTTTACCGATGCCTTCAATTGCCCATAGGTTGTTGTGCCAACTACTGCAATGGTAGGTAATGCCGTGTTGATGGCACTATACACTTCATTCAGTAAGTCAGAGACTATCTGGTTGTCAGGATAGAACCCAGAGTTCCATCCAACTTCAAATCGGTAAAAAGGATTAGGATTGCCCATTAGAAAGTATTGAATTTACCCTCATTGTCTGCCCAGGTAATCTTCTGCGTGATGAAGTCCTGAATTATGATAGGCTCATCAATCAGAGCCATGTAAAAGTCATACTCTCCCATTGAATCTGGAGTGCCACAATCAACTATCTGTCCGGCAGAATTAACGCAGGTGGAATTATCGGCTAATAAGTTTACATACTTGGCATCGGGTGAGATTGGCAGTTCTACACCATCCAGAAATGCCCAGACTCTATACTTGAGCCGGATGTAGAATCCATAGTTGGCATCTGAGGCAATATCAAGTCCTGCCCATGACACATAACGCTCCATCGTAGTAATTGTCGGATGGTTGCTAATTTGATAAAGTGTATAACCCTGATATTCCATTGTCTTAAATTTATACTTGTCTTCCTAACTTAGTTTGAAATGCCTGTACAATTTGATAGTAAGTGATTGCTTCTCTATCGGTAAATCCTTGTCCTATGGATGCTAAAGCGCACTCTTTGATCGAAAAATATTGACCCGTATTATTATTGTTTAAAGCACCTAACCAATAATTTCTGGCATTTGGTGTTAGACTTGCTTCTGTTGTAGATTGAACTTGTCTAACTCCATTTTTCCAACCATTTAGCAATGCACTTGCAGTTCTATTCACAACATAAAATCCTTGTGCATTAGTATCATTAAATTGGATAAATGTTGCAGAATTACCATTACATTGTAAATATGTAACTCCTGTCGTTCTAATTTCAATAAATGATCTTGCGTTAAAACCTTGTTGCGAACCAAGCTCTACCTCTATTCCATTCGAGTTAGTCCTTGAATAATAACTTAAATGATGGTTATTCTGACTTGCAGAAGTTGATGGTGTGTAAAATGTATCCGCATAGGAGCTTGTACCATTTGGCTTTGCTCCGGTAGTGGCATGAGTCCAACCACCGCCAAGAAATGATAACCTAAATGCCGCATTTGTATCTCTTGGGTCTTTAAGGTTAAACTTCTGGGATGCCGCAGTATTGCCAATAAATGGATAAATAGCTTGAATTTTAGTCCATAATCCATTAGCCACTAAAGACATTACCATATTATTGACTGCATCAATCTCATTAACTGACATTGAATAACCGGCATTTGAATTCATTATGGCAATGAAGTTCATCACAGTAGGGTGTAGTGTTTGTTGAATGGCAGTAGAGCCACCTATTACCCTTGTACCTCCTGCATATATGGTTGTTAGTGGCATTAGTTCAAGTAATTGGCAGTTAAAATTTGAGCCTTAATCGTTCCAGAAGTAATGCTTCCAGTTACATCCAAAATGTTTGTAGTTGTTGTATCAATTGCAACATTACTACTTGCGGAGTTATAGGCGAAAGTAGGAGGAGAAGCATGGTTTAATAGACCAAATCCCTGCGCTCTTACGCTACCAGTTCCTCCTGTTGCGTAACAGATAATAGTAAAACTTGCTTGCCAATAAACATCGGTTAAAGAACCATTATGAGCAAATGTTATGGTCGCTACATCACTCGTTCCTATTTTTACTTTGATAACCCCAGTTTGACTTGAATTTGACTGAGTATATTGACCGCTAACAAAAATCTGTATTGCTTTGCCTTGTGCGAAAAAATTTGCAGGAAGCGTTTTCGAACCAACTATGTTTACACCGACAAGTGTGGCATCTGTTGTTGAACTTGTACTTGTCTCTGCAAATTGGGTATATATTCCCAACGCAGTTAATTCTGATCCTTTACTTATTGTACCATTAGAGTCTGCCTGCAATAAAGCAGTTCCACTGGTAGCCAAGTCTGGGTTGCGGTCAATGGTAACAATCTTCGTGTAATTGCTATCCTTGCGCATTGTGATGCTTGTGTTGCCACCCGTGGCAGTATCAACCCAGAGAGAACCATTAGTAGTCCCACTAATCGTTGCAGCGGATGTGGGAGTAAGAATCAAATGTGGAACTGCTCCAGTTCCTGCTCCAAGTTGTAACCTTGCTCCAGGTGTTGTAGTTCCTGCAATGCTTAGTCGGTCATTTGTATTGTCAAAAAAGAAGTTTGTATTGTCCTGTTGTAATTGGCCTGAACCAACAAACAAGACTGATCCATTAGTTCCAGAGGTAATGGTGCTTCCTATTGCTATTGTTGCCGTTGCACCAGTAACATTAAGAGTTGTTCCGCTATAACTTAATCCAGTACCAAGTGTAATCTCCTCCATCACACCAACTCCTGCGGTTGATCTCCCAATAAGTTTATTGGTGTTTACTGATGTAGTTATTGTTCCGCTTGTGGTTATTGTACCACCTGAAATCAATCCGGCAGTAGCTATTGATGTAACTGTTCCACTCCCTCCTCCTCCTGTTGCACTTAATGAACCACCAGACAGACTAAGTCCTGAGCCAATACTTATTTCCTCAATTGCTCCAGTGCTTGCAGTAGTTCTACCAAGCAATCTGGATGTTGTCATTGTCAATCCAGAACCTGTGGCAGAACCAGGAGCAACATAATCTGTTCCGGCAGTAGCATTAGCTAGTGCCCCACCAGAGTTTGCTTTTAATATAGCAGTTCCTGAAGGAGGAGCAAGATAATCTGTTCCTGAGGTTGCCTTAGTAATATCGGTAGCACTGGTAAATTTTGCTAAATCTCCACTTACAGGACTACCGCTTGAAGTAACCGTTCCAGTTCCAGATGGAGTTCCCCATACATTATCCCCTCTCAGGAATGTAGTACCAGATGGTGTGCCTGTGGCAGATAGCATAGCAATGTCTACCGCACCATTAGCAATGGTAGCAGTAACTGAACCTGTGCCTGATGCAGTCACATCTCCGGTAAGGGCAGTAATGCCTCCTCCTCCTCCTCCGGAGATAGGGAAGAACCCAACCATCCTCCAGTTTCCTGAGCCTTCAGAGACAAGCATAGCGCAATCCCCTGCGGCAGTGGTAATGTTTGATGCACCGGGAAGAATCAATGATGTGGCATTGTAAGTCAATGTGCATACATCATCAAACACAAGAACAAACCGACCTCCTGCCGGAATAGTGCCAAAACTTGTGATGCCATTAAATGTTCCTGTGATGTGTAAATAGTTCCCGGTTGCACTTGCCAGATTAATTGAGGCAGATGCCGCTATACCACTTCCTTCATTCTCGTAGATGACATTCTCAAGTCTGGAAGAATCCTTCTGGGTGACAAAGGAGTCAATCCCATTTTCCAACCAATTCCTCAGATCAGCTGGAGAAATAAGCTGTGAAGTATTGTTCGGGAAGTTAGTGAGACTTAGTGCATCTAAGGCACTCCTGGTAATGTTAGGCATATTTAACCACCGTTGTCATATCCATCATCAAATCCTTCATCGAATGCTCCACCTAACTCTGATTGCAGATTAGAGTAAAGCAATGTGAATTGAGTTGTACCACCGGAGGCATCTTCCGGTTGATTGGTTGCCGAAGTTATAAAGCCTTCAATAACCAAACTGCCAGAGGTGAGCCTTACTTTCTTGTATTGCTCATCTTGGCTCAAAGTTAAGAAATCGCAAAGACTTTGTGGGTAACTAAATGTGACCTCGATTGGCCTGAGTAGATAGTCCTTATAAGGCTCATCCAGAAAAAATGGAGAGACTGAATCGTTCTCTTTAATACCCTGCTCTGGAAGGGCAAAAATATTGCAATCGTAACCAGTTATAATGCCTATTTCAATATTGGTAAAGTACTGGCCTACCTGAAACTGAAGTTTAGGAGCATTCCAAACAATGTCATCAGGAGTTTTATAGGTAAACATTCCAACCCACTTCCACCATCTATATGCAATCCTTGCCGGAGTAATCGAAAAATTGTACCTATGGTCAAGTATGTCTCCATTGACATTACAACCATAAAAACTACTTAACGAAGCAGTACCAGGGGCAATCGTGACCGACCCGGTCTCTTCTGGTAAATTATATTTACTCGTTTGAATTGTGGGAATTGTAAATTCAATTCGGTTAAGCCAGATGATGAATGTCTCATTATCATTCGGCCTGTCTGAAGATGCCGCACCAAAGGTGATGTCAGACATCCTTCGGTAAAACTCTATCGCATAACCCTCGGCAATTATGTTTGATCTTAAATCCAGTTTGGCAGATGAGTTATCATTCATTGCCTTATTCTGGATGAAATAGTTGCGCTCTGTATGAACTGCATAAACACCAGAAATCTGGATGTTTTTCCACCGGTCGGTGTACCCGGTAGTGATATTGTTCATAAGCATATCCACCTTGGCCGCCTGAACAACCTCTCCTACATTGGCAAATGATTGACTTACCAAGTTCTGGTAGAAGTAATCTCTGGTTTCAACCCTGATCTTCCACTCCGATCCTGTCCATTCAAATGCCCATCCAAGGCAGAAGATTTTATCAAGTTCCTCAAAGGTCTTCTTCCAGGAAGTCATTAACTGCGTTCCTGCCTGTGCGGTATTATTTCTAATCCTGATACCATTGGTTAAGGCATAACTCCATTCACATCCATTTCCTGACTCACTAAAGGTATCTGATAGCAACTTGTTATCGCTTCCAGTCATTACATAGATGCACCTCCTAAGCCATTGCTCAATGGTAAGTACATCGGAAGTAGAAGCAAATTCTCCTTCGTTTATTTCTTTAAAAGTAATCGTGTAGCCTTCATAGATATTGATATCTGCTCCCCACGCTACTCCAGAAAGCATAGCTACAAATTGTAGGCTTATGGTATTCCCTGGAGGACAATTAAAAGTTCCTGTATATGTTTCGTTTAAATTTGAAAATGATTGGTTAAAATCAAGACTTAAACTTTCAAGAGTAATTCCAGATTGAAATTGATTTCCGGCAAATTCTGCTAATCGTA